GATCCATCCAGCTTAGGCTTGACTCTCTATACAGATGTACAGAGAGTAAACAAGTATACAACAGCCTGTGTATTTCTACACCATGTTAAAAACATGTTTGAGTATACTGCAAGTTTGGTCTAACAAATGGATCAAACTCTGCTTTCATATTCATTAGGTTGGGAGAGGATCTTGTAATTTGCTAGTTATCCATTCTTTGGTTGCATTAATTAAAGGTTTTGTTAATCTAGATAAATCTTTATTAACAAGCTTTTCTTGTTGCATACCAAAGGTATGGCGAGAGATTTTGAATTTACCAAGAGATTCATTCATAATTACATGAATGTACTCTGGAGAGTTCTTGTCTCCCGTTAAAATGCATAACATTTGGATTAATTCCTCTATTATGTCATTACTAGCAAGTATTATAGGAATCCTTTCTGCTAAATATACCTGTTTCGGTCGGACCGCCCAAGCTGGATGGATCTTAGGGATAACTTGAGAACATAATTGTTCATATTCTCAAGCTTCCGTTTGGATCCTATCCATGTCATTCATCAGTTGACTCTCCTTAACTTCTTTGAAGATAAGGGTAGCGTCTTCCTCTGAAGGCGTTATAATGAGCGGTAAACTGAACACTTCTATTATCTTATTGATAACTGGAAGAAATGTTCCGTTTACTTTGGCCTCAACCATGCTGTTGAATATTTTATACAATTTCTCAGTCCTCTTCCCATGGGAAGGGCGACCAAGAGTTGTATAAAGAGACTCAATAGGTCCGGTTTGGCCGTTGTCTTCGCGATCCAGATATCCTCTAGAAGCTTGAGTTCTTAGAAAGTTATTCAATAAAGAATAACTTCTTCGAACTTCTCAAAGACCAGGAACTGGAAAACCTGATACTTCTTCATTATTTATGAACCATCTTTTACAGAATTCAAACATATTATTACTAATATGTGTTTTCTGTTCAGAGATAGGCATATCTAATGTTTGAAGTATTTTAGTATATTCAGTAGCTATGTCTTTATTTCATATAACAATGTCATCACCTAATAGACAATAGTCTCTTGTAGATCTTGTTAAGGATCTAAAAGATGCTATTTGTACTATTACATGATGTGTTAATGCCATCATAGGCCAAGAAGAATAAGCTCCCATTGGTTGACCTGCTCTATAATGAATAGAACCAGGAAAACCTTTAGAAGAAAATCCTTCCTTAACCATGATGTCAGACCAATCTTTAGCTCTTTCTTTTCCAATGATACGAGAAAGAATCCTTTCTTGCAAAAGTAAAGGCATTCTATCTGTAGCAGCGGTTAAGTCAAAACTAAAATATTGATCATGAAATAGAGCATAATCTTTAAAGGATCCTTGATCAAAGGTACAATCTGTTGGTATTCTTCTAAGAATACGCATTAAAACTTCATGAAGAGGTTTTAATGCAGATTGTGATCAATAATCAAAGACTCCAATAATCCTAGTCTTTCCTTCTTTGTCGGATAAAGCAGAAAGTCTTCTTAATAAAGTTGTTTTCCTAGGAAAAGCTTTGTTTCATACGTCAACTGAAAGAATTCCATCACAAGACGTACTATTCATCAGATCTATACACTGTTTCAGTCCAATACCGGCTAATGATATAATTTTGTCAATTAGCCATTGTGGTAAAAGACGGAAATCGTGTATAGCTGATATAATAGCTTGTCCGTTTGGTCCTCTTTTAGAAGACATATGAAAGAGAATCCATTCAACATATGTCTCTCGGATACCAAGTACTTTACATGCTCATAGTATTTCTGTATCTGATATATTATCAACTACAGCTTTACTAGGAGTTATGATAGTACTAAGGTCTAACTTTGGAGGTAAAGTGAAGCCTCTACTGATCGTAAGAACAGTAAAGACTCATCTTATATCTTCATTGTTAGTATACAAATCATTAAAGGGGATTAACCAACTTGGTAATCCATCAATAAGATTTGTATTATCCAAAGGATGTAATGTTAAAGGATTACCAGAAAGTTTTCTAGTAAGACATAATCTAGATGACTTAAGTCATTTGATTGTATCTTCTAGTCCTCTTTCTGAGCATCTCTTTTCCACAAGTAAACAATAATTATCAAGAAACTCTCTGTATCTGATAAATTTGGAAGCCTCAAAGTATCTAGTCATAATCCAACAAGCTATCTTATGATAGTTTGTTAGTTTATTATAGATCATTGAGTGAGTTTGAGAACGCTTCCCTGGAGTATGAATCCAAGGACAACGTGTTTTCCTTTTGCTCCTTAACTTGTCTTTAGGTAAATTTTTCTTAAATTTATCTTTAGATAAAGTTTCGGAGTTAAAGGTCAAAC